CTTAAACGAATGTTGGCAAGAAAAACGTCGATGCTCGATATCAGCGATCAAAATCGCAATCGAGTCCTGGCCAAGGTCGGTTCTTCAACCGGTCGTCTTGCTACGATTGATCTCTCCTCTGCTTCAGATTTGATATCTTATGAATTTGTAAAGCGGGTTTTACCACGAAAATGGTTCAACTTGCTACGGCTTGTTCGTTCGCCCTTCTATGTTCTAGATGGAAAAACGTATAAGTCTCATAAGATCTCATCGATGGGATGTGGTTTTACGTTTCCGCTGGAAACACTGTTGTTTTACAGTGTTGTCCGTGCAGCCTTGCGGCTGCACATTGAGGATCAGACTATCGATCCTGAGTATCGGAATACGATACGACCCATTTCACCGAAGATTCCGGGTATAAGAGAACCTTCTATCTACGGCGATGACATTATTGTCGGTTCGGAATACTTTTTTGTTGTAGAATCTGCACTCAAAAAGTGTGGATTCGAGGTGAATAGTGAGAAATCATACTATAAGGGTCCCTTCCGGGAGTCTTGCGGGCATGATTATCACTATGGATGTTACATCAGACCCATTTTTATGGACAAAAGTTTTGATTCTCCCGTCCAATCTACGGCCTTTTTGAATTCTCTGATCAATCCTGATGGTTTAGGATGGGTCACTGAAATGTATGACATCACGTTTTCGGAGTTATTCCGAAAAGCGATAGACTTACAGAATAGGCTAGTAGAGAAAGATCCCGGAGTTTTTCGTACACGGTTTGGTCCCTTTCTTGGGACGTCCGAATGTACACACCTTTGTCTTCCATTTGAAGTCTTATGGACATTTGATCATATCGTCTATGATCGGGAACGCCACAGGTGGGTTTATTTCCCCTGGAACGTTCGAGTTCGAAAGTTTGCCTCCTTTTCTGAGTATGGTGTCGCCCTTAAGGCATACCACCGTTTAGGAAATTATGGTGAACCGGTTTACAATAATTCGCTTAGTACCTTAATTAAGCGAGGGGTTGTTAGTCTCACCGATCAGAAGATGAATACGCTTGTGAAAAGACTTAAGTCTCTTCCATCCGTAGAGTTCGGCGTTAAGCCTATTAAACTCGACGTATGGCTCACAAACTGGGCCCGCTACAGTGCATTGTTCCCCCTCATAAAGGGATACTCTGCATTCGGTAGCCGGTCCGCCTAGACTGAGAGGTCTTAAACTCTCCGAAGAAGCCTGCTTGGCTTCT